AGTGATGTAAGAGCTACACCAATTGGATATTTCTCATGAAAACATTTAAAGAAATGAAACAGATTTGCGAGAATCACGTTGCTGTTGCTATGGGCAAGGAGATTGATGATGAGGGTGGTATGATTATAAGTCAACTTGATACGATTGATAATGCAGTGCAACGTCTTCGTGGTATTGTTCAAGACCCAAAGATGCAACTTCCTGGATGGGTGCAATCTAAAGTTACTCTTGCTTGCGATTATATTGATACTGCCGCTGATTACATGACAAGTAAGAATGAAGAGGTTGAATATGTAGACGAATCTGCTTGGACTCGCAAGGAGGGCAAGAACAAAAATGGTGGTCTTAACGAGAAAGGAAGAAAATCTTACGAGCGTGAGAATCCTGGAAGTGACCTTAAAGCACCTTCAAAAAAGGTTGGAAATCCCCGTAGGGCGTCATTCTGTGCAAGAATGAAAGGAATGCGTAAGAGACAAAAAGATAGCAATAACACTGGTGAAGATCGTTTATCTAAGGCGCTTCGTGCTTGGAATTGCTGACATTTCTACAAAAAATTATATTATTTATTACTTTGCAAACATTCGTTATGCTATATAATAGCATTACCGTCTCAAGGTAAGACACATATGGATACTAAAAATACTAAAACCTGCCCCAAGTGTGGGGCTATTTGGATTGGTGGTCAACATTTTTGGTTAGGAACTGCAAAAAAAGGAGATGAATCTGAACTTGCAAGTTTAGTGTGTGATAAATTTAAATACCAAGAATGCATCAATCCAGCACAAGGCACCACAAAAGGTGACGGGTGGGAAAAAAGATTAAATGGTATGGAAATAATAGAAAAAGATTTAAGGAGAATACATGAGTGATGCAGTATATCTTGGTAATCCTAATTTAAAAAAAGCTAATACTGCTATTAGTTTTACAAAGGAACAAGTTGAAGAATTTATCAAATGCAAAGATGACCCAGTATACTTTGCAAGAAACTATGTAAAAATTATTTCACTTGATGAAGGTCTTGTTCCTTTTAAAATGTATGATTTCCAAGAACAATTGATTACGAACTTCCACGAAAACAGATTTAATATTGCCAAACTTCCAAGACAGACAGGAAAATCTACAACTGTTATTTGTTATCTGTTGCATTATGCGGTCTTCAACGACAACATTAAAGTTGCTATTCTAGCAAATAAAGCAGAAACGTCAAGAGAACTTCTGTCACGTTTACAGCTTGCGTATGAGAACCTTCCTAAGTGGATGCAGCAAGGTATCATAGCATGGAACAAAGGTTCTATGGAACTGGATAATGGTTCCAAGATTGTAGCAGCATCCACCTCATCATCTGCTGTGCGAGGAAACTCATTCAACATCATCTTCCTTGACGAGTTTGCGTTCGTTCCAAATCATATCGCAGAACAATTCTTCTCGTCTGTGTATCCTACCATCTCATCTGGTAAGAAAACAAAAGTTATTATCATTTCTACCCCACAGGGTATGAATATGTTTTACAAACTCTGGCATGATGCAGAACGTGGAAAGAATGGTTATGTGCCTCTAGAAGTGCATTGGAGTCAAGTTCCTGGTCGTGATGCCAAATGGAAAGAAGAAACTATCAGGAATACTTCGGAAAGACAGTTTACGCAAGAGTTTGAGTGTGAGTTCTTGGGGTCGGTTGATACGCTCATCACAGCATCTAAGCTACGCTCTATGGTCTATGATGACCCTTTGCATACAAACAAAGGATTGGCGGTCTATGAAGAAGTAATACCAGACCACGATTATATCATGACGGTTGATGTATCTCGTGGAACCAACAATGATTACTCCGCTTTTGTTGTATTCGACATTACCACACTGCCTTGGAAGGTAGTTGCTAAGTATCGCAACAACGAAATCAAACCAATTTTGTTTCCTAACATTATCGAACAGGTTGCTAAGAACTACAACAAAGCCTATATACTCGCAGAAGTGAATGACATTGGTGAGCAGGTAACAAATATTCTTCATTACGATTTAGAGTATCCAAATATTCTAATGTGTGCGATGAGAGGTAGAGCAGGTCAGATTGTCGGTCAAGGATTTTCTGGAACCAAATCTCAGTTAGGTTTGAAAATGTCAAAGGTGACTAAAAAGGTTGGTTGTTCTAACTTGAAAACGTTGATTGAAGATGATAAGTTGTTAATTCCAGATTATGAAATCATTAGTGAGTTAACAACATTCATTCAAAAAAATCAATCTTTTGAGGCGGACGATGGATATAACGATGATCTTGTAATGTGTTTGGTCTTGTTTGCGTGGTTGGCGGTTCAACCCTATTTCAGGGAGATGACTGATAACGATGTTCGCAAGAGAATCTACGAAGAACAGAAAAATCAAATAGAACAAGATATGGCTCCCTTTGGATTTATATCAGATGGTGTTGATGATATAGAAGAAAAATTTATAGACGAAGATGGAAACGTTTGGTATACCGATGGATATGGCAATCCATATTCAGATGTAAAATACGTGTTAGGTTTCTGATGGATATAGAAGATCAATTTTCATTAGAACATTTATTGTTTAGAGAAAGACAATGTAGAACTTGTTATGAAATAAAAGATTTGATGTCAGATTTTTACGTGATTAGAAAAACAAAAAAATATCTTCCATCGGCATATTCTTACGAATGTAAAGAATGTACTATAAAAAGAATACAAAAAAATAGAAAAATAAAAAATAAATTTATTAATTTATACGAATACCCTGACTGGTAATTGTTCATGCATTGTTTCCCAATTTGAAATACTCAAAATAATAAATACTTTTAGATTAAAATGAACTACTTCACGAGGAAAAAAACATGGCAGGTCAAGTATCACCTGGAATTGTTCTAAGAGAGCGTGACTTAACTACTCAAACTATTGTAAACGTACAAGCAAATGCAGCAGCATTGGTTGGTAGTTTTGCAAAAGGTCCAGTAGGTGTTGTTACAGATATCTCTACAGAAAGAGAACTCTTAGAAATTTTCGGAGAACCAAATACTAATAATTACGAAGATTGGTTTGTTGCACAAACATATCTCTCATATGGTGGTAGAGTAAAAGTTGTTCGTATAGCAGACACAACGCTCAAAAACGCTGTTGATAACGGAACAGCTCCATTGATTAAATCTCTCAACGATTACATTTTAAATTATTCATCTTATACCACATGGAAATTTGCAGCTCGCACTCCTGGTATTCATGCAAATGGTTATAAAGTATCCACCATTGATGGCAGTTCTTTTAGTGGAACTTTTTCTGGATTGTCTAGCGCCAATGATGATGAAGTAACCATTTTGACAGGAACCGGAACTGGTGCATCGTTTAATATTACAGTTACTCAAGGTTCTACTACTTATACAGTTGCTATAGCAGCAGGTGGTGGTGGATCTGGATTTGTTGTTGGAAACACTATTAAAATTCTTGGTACTGCTTTAGGTGGTGCATCACCAGCAAATGATTTAACTCTTACCGTAGGAACCGTAAATTCGGGTGTTATTACTGCAGTTAGTGTTTCTGGAACTGCAGCAACAAATGCGGCTTATCAATCAAAATATGTATTTGGCACTACTCTGTGGTCATCAATTGTTGCTGCTCCAGCAGATTCAAATACAATGCATATTGCGGTTGCAGATTCAAATGATAATATTTTAGAGACATTTTTATATACATCAAAAAATTCAACTGCAAGAGATGATCAAGGAAGTTCTATATATTTTGCAAATATCATTAGAGATAAATCAGCGTATGTTTACCCTGGTTCTGCATCATTGACAGCTGGATCTCAAACTTATACATTAGCAAATGGAGTTGATTCTTACACATCTAGTATTTCAAATATAACTGCTGCATTTGATGCTTTTGATAATGCAGAGGAAATCGAAATTGATTTTGTTTTAGCAGGCGGAAGTTTAGTTACAGAAGCAGATCAAGTAACTAAAGCGCAAAAAACAATTTCTCTTGCAACAAATAGAAAAGATTGTATTGCTTTTATTTCTCCTCATGTCGGAATGCTTTCTCTTACTAGTAACGCTGCAAAAAGAGATGATATTATTTCCTTTTTTGATACCGTAGGCACTAGCAATTCATACACTGTTTTTGATAGTGGTTATAAGTATATTTACGACAAGTATAATGATACATATCGCTATATTCCTTGCTGTGGTGATGTTGCTGGTCTTTGTGTTCAAGTTTCTGCTATACAAGAAGATTGGTTCTCTCCTGCTGGATTGAATAGAGGAAACTTAAAGAACGTGGTAAAACTAGCATATTCTCCATCCTCAAAAGATAGAGATATGCTCTATTTAAAGAGAGTAAATTCTATTGCTACTTTCCCTGGTCAAGGCACTGTTCTTTTTGGCGACAAAACTGCTTTAGCAACGCCAAGTGCATTTGATAGAATTAATGTTCGTCGTTTGTTCCTATCTATCGAAAAAAGAATTGGTCAACTCGCCAAAACGGTTATGTTTGAATTGAATGATGAAACCACAAGAACTGCATTCTACTCATCAGCAAATTCTTATCTTTCCGAAGTACAAGCAAAGAGAGGACTTATTGATTATCTCGTAGTTTGTGATACTTCAAATAATACAACAGATATTATTGACAGAAATGAATTTGTTGCTGAAATTTATATTAAACCAACCCGCGCAATTAACTACATTTCTGTTACTTTTGTTGCTACGAGATCTGGCGTAGAGTTTTCAGAAGTAATTAGATCTAACGGTTAATATTATTTCAAAAACTATTTACGAGGTAAAAAACGATGGCAATTAAGAGTAATGTAAAGGAATTTTTATCAACTATTCAGCAAGGCGTAAGACCCAATCTGTTTCTTGTTGATATTAAATTTCCAACTGCATCTGCATTATCTTTTCCAACAAGTACAGATCTAGAACTAGTAAATATTCTATGCAAGTCAGCTGCTCTACCAGCATCTAACTTAGGCGTAATTGAAGTTCCTTTCCGTGGAAGAACGGTAAAGATTGCTGGGGACAGAACATTTGACACATGGACTGCAACATTCATAAATGATAAGACCTTCAAAATTCGTCACTACATGGAGTTATGGATGCAATCAATCAATAGTCACGAAGGTAATACTGCAAACCTAATTGTTCCAAATAATACTTCTGGATATACTGCTGATCTTACAGTTAAACAACTCGAAAGAGATAGTAGTGTTGAAGGTAGCGTTATCAGAGCGTACAAATTATGGGGATGCTTCCCTACTAATATTTCTCAAATCGATCTTGCTTATGATAGTAATGATCAAATTGAAGATTTTACAGTGGAGTTCCAACTCCAGTATTGGAATGTTGATTCATCAGGTACGGGCACATCTCCTGGATCGATTAGTTAAATAATCTTTACTAAATAATTAGAGTAAGTGAGATATTTTAAATATGAGTCAATTATTTGGATTCTCAATTAAAAGCAAAACGGAGGAACTGAAAGGTCAATCACCAGTTCCTCCCTCTGCTGATGATGCAGTAACTACCGTAGCAGGTGGTTATTTTGGTTCATATGTAGATATTGATGGTGTAGCTAGAAATGAATTTGATTTGATAAGACGCTACCGTGATATGTCTATGCATCCAGAAGTTGATTCTGCTATAGATGAAATTGTAAATGAATCTATCAATTCTAATTTAGATGATACTCCTGTTCAAATAGAACTTTCTAATTTAGAAATAAGCGAATCAATTAAGAAAAAAATTAGAGAAGAATTTCAATACATTCTTCGACTATTAAAATTTGATACCAGAGCGCACGAAATTTTTAGAACTTGGTATATTGATGGTCGTATTTACTATCATAAAGTTGTAGATCTTTCAAATCCAAAAGCAGGAATTACAGAACTTAGATACATTGATCCTTTAAAAATTAAAAAGGTAAGAGTTCAAAATAAAGATGCTAAACTAGCACAAGTATTATCATCAAGCACAGCAAATGCTGCAAATGCATATGCATATGATTTTGGCGAATATATAGAATATTTTATGTATAATCCTAAGGGATTCATCAGTTCAACTTTTGATGTTAATAACGCAACCAGTGGCGTCAAAATTGCTAACGATGCAATCACCTATGTAACTTCAAGTATTCAAGACCTCAATAAAAAAATGGTTTTGAGTTTTTTGCACAAGGCAATTAAATCACTTAATCAACTTCGCATGATTGAAGATGCGCTGGTTATTTATCGTCTATCTCGTGCTCCAGAAAGAAGAATTTTTTATATTGATGTTGGTAATCTTCCTAAGGTAAAAGCAGAACAATATCTTAGAGAGACAATGGCTCGCTATAGAAATAAACTTGTCTATGATGCACAAACTGGCGAGATTCGTGACGACAAAAAGCACATGTCAATGCTAGAAGATTTTTGGCTCCCTCGTCGTGAAGGCGGCAGAGGAACTGAAATCACCACTCTACCTGGTGGTCAAAACCTGGGAGAATTAAAGGACGTTGAATACTTCAAAAAGAAACTATACAATTCACTCAATCTTCCACCATCACGTTTAGATGATGCAAACCAAGGATTCTCACTTGGTCGTTCATCTGAAATCCTTCGTGATGAACTTAAGTTTGCTAAATTTATTGCACGTCTTCGCAAAAAATTTAGTTCTATGTTCCACGATATTCTCAAAACTCAACTCATTTTAAAGGGAGTTATTGCTCCAGAAGATTGGGATGAGATGCAAGAACATATTCAATACGATTATCAATTTGATAATCATTTTGAAGAACTCAAACAAGCAGAGTTGATGGGCAATCGTTTACAAGTTGCTACTCAATTAAATCCTTTTCTAGGAAAATATTATTCTATTGAGTATGTTAGAAAGCAAATTCTCATGCAAACTGATGTTGAATACGAAGAAATTTCTAAACAAATGAAAAGTGAAATTGCAGAAGGAAAAATTCCAGATCCAATACACACTAATTTAATGAATGCGGCAACATTAGAAATGGGAGCAACTCCACCACCAGAACCAGTTACTACTCCTCCTAAACCTAAAACATCAGAAAACTAAATAATTAATATAAGGTAAATTATATGGACACTATTGAAATTATTAATGCCGTCCGTGACGGTAATAAAATACAAGCAGTTGATAAAATTACAGATATTTTATATTCAAAAGCTGCTGAAGCTATGGGTGACTATAAAAAAATTGTTGCTCAAACTTTCTTTACCGTTCCCGAAGAGGAGGTAGAAGAGACATCAGAAGAGGAAACAGAACAATGAAACTAATCACCGAAAGCATTGAGGACATTCAAATCCTTGAGGAAGAAGCAAATGGAAAAAAACTACTATACATTGAAGGTGTATTTCTTCAAGCAGATTTAAAAAATCGCAATGGTAGAGTTTATCCATACAACATACTTGAGCGTGAAGTAGGAAGATATAATGAGCAGTATGTTTCTGCTGGACGTGCTCTCGGTGAACTTGGTCATCCAGATGGACCTACTGTAAATTTAGATCGTGTATCGCATAAAATTGTTTCTCTTAAAGCAGAAGGAACTAATTTTATTGGCAAAGCACAAATTTTAAACACTCCTATGGGAGCTATTGCTAAGTCACTTCTAGAATCTGGAGTCAAACTTGGTGTTTCTTCTAGAGGTATGGGATCAATTGAAGAAAAGAACGGTGCTAATTATGTACGTGATGATTTCATGCTTTCTACTGCTGCTGATATTGTAGCAGATCCTTCTGCTCCTGACGCTTTTGTGAATGGAATTATGGAAGGAAAAGAGTGGGTTTGGGAAAATGGCATTATTAAAGAAGTTAATATTGCTAAATATCATAAATATATTTTTGAATCAACCAAAAAAAATATTGAAGAGAGGTCTCTGAAAGCGTTCAGTCACTTCTTACAAAATTTGTAATTTCATAAATAGTCATAGAACAAACGTATAGTAAGTATTACGAGGAATCTCAAATGTCAGATAACTTAAACGAAAAGTTTGAGGAGCTTGTAACTGAGTCAGATGTAATGGCAAGTGCACTCTCTCCATCCGTTGCTCCTGGTCAAACATCTGGGCATCAGTTGATGCAACCTGTTGGTGGCGCAGTAAGCGATGCTCAGACACGTAGCGGTCACAAAGATTCGGGATTTACAATCCCAACATCTATTGTTCCTGGTCAATCAGAAGAAGACAATGGAGGATCTGACTTTGAAGATCCAGAAGGTGAGCAAAATCCTGGAGCAAAAGCTGCCAAACATAACAAGAGAGTTTCTGATGCACAAACTCGTGGTCAACATCAAGATTCTTCTTTCTCAATTAAGTCATCTGGTTATGGCGTAGAGAACGGTCAGAATAATACAAAAGTATTTGGTATGGAAGCAATCAACTATTCTGCTGCGGAAGATGTTGCTGCTCTTACCGAAGGTGGAGAGTTCTCCGAAGATTTCAAAGCAAAAGCAACTACAATCTTCGAAGCTGCTGTCAAGTCACGTATTGAAGAGCAAGTAACTTCAATTTCTACACAACTTGAAGAGCAGTTTTCCGTCAAACTCCAAGAGGAGATTGCAACCATCGCAGAGAAAGTTGATGAAATACTCAACTATGCAATCACCACTTGGGTAGAAGAGAACCAAGTTGCACTCGATGCAGGTCTCAAACTTGAGATTGCTGAAGAGTTCATGGGTGGTCTCAAAAAAGTTTTTGAAGAAAACTACCTCAATCTCCCAGAAGAGAAAGTCGATGCTGTCGAAGCAATGACTGAGGAGCTTTGTGAAATGGAAGGTCGTCTCAACGAACAGCTTGAGCGTAATATTGAACTTAATAATAAACTCGCTGGTTATCATAAACAAGTCATCCTCAATCAAATGAGCGAAGGTCTAGTTGATACTCATAGAGAAAAACTTGCTTCTCTTGCTGAAGGAGTTGAATTTGTTTCTGAAGAAGATTTCAAAAATAAAATTTCAACTTTAATCAGCAGCTACTTCCCTAAGCATGTAGTAAATGAACAAGTAACACCTGAGGTCTCAGGCGAACAATCATCCGAAGAAGTATCTCCAGTAATGGCAGCATATCTTCAAGCGATTTCACGCTGGAGCAACTGATAATAATAAATAATTTTAACCCCATACACTCAAAGGAGTAAAAGCAAATGTCAGATTTAAGACACTTGCAGGAAAAGTGGGCACCTGTTCTAACTCATAAGGATCTTCCAGAAATTGCTGATCCATATCGTAGAAAAGTTGTCGCTTACCTGCTAGAAAATCAAGAGCGTGCAATTCGTGAAGAGCATGGTATTCTTAACGAAGTTGCAGTCAATTCACTAGGATCGGGTGTAGTTTCACCTGCTGGTTCAGCTTTATCATCGACCAACACCGCTGGTCTTGCTGGTTTCGATCCTATTCTAATCAGCCTAATCCGCCGTTCAATGCCTAATCTTGTCGCTTATGACATCGCTGGCGTTCAACCAATGAGCGGTCCTACAGGTCTCATCTTTGCGATGAGAGCACGTTATGAGAACCAAGGCGGCGCTGAGGCTCTCTACTACGAACCAGATGCAGGTTTCTCTGGTGGTTCCGATGCTTCTGCTGGTGCTTACAACGTTCGTAATGCTGCTGGTACTGGTGGCGATGCTGAAGGTAACAACCCTGCAGTTCTTAACGATTCATCACCTGGAACCTATGAGCGTGGAACAACTTCATTAACTCGTGAGAACTCTGAAATTCTTGGCGAAGCTAACACTCTCTTCCGTGAGATGGCATTTAGCATCGAGAAGACCTCTGTAACTGCTAAGACCCGTGCTCTCAAAGCAGAGTACACCCTAGAACTAGCACAAGACCTCAAGGCAATCCATGGTCTTGATGCTGAGCAAGAGCTCGCTAACCTACTCTCAAGCGAGATCCTCGCTGAGATCAACCGTGAAATCATCCGTACCGTCTACACTGTTGCACTTCCTGGTGCTCAGAACGACGTTGCTACTCAAGGTACTTTCGACCTTGATATCGATTCAAACGGTCGTTGGATGGCAGAGAAGTTCAAGGGTCTTCTATTCCAGATTCAACGTGATGCAAACGCTATCGGTCAACTAACCCGTAGAGGTAAGGGCAACTTTATGATCTGCTCTGCAGACGTTGCTTCCGCTATGAGCATGGCTGGTATGCTTGATTACGCTCCTGCTCTAAACACTTCACTCAACGTTGATGACACTGGTAACGTATTTGCTGGTGTTCTTCAAGGTGGTATTCGTGTTTACATCGACCCATTCGGTGCTCCTATCTATAGTCAGTCACAAGCCGCTAAGCACTACTACGTCATGGGTTATAAGGGAACTAATCCTTATGATGCAGGTCTCTTCTACTGCCCATACGTTCCTCTCCAGATGGTTCGTTCAATCAATCCTGACACTTTCCAACCTAAGATTGGATTCAAGACACGTTACGGTATGGTCAGCAACCCATTCGTTTCAACCACGAATACTAATGGTATTGCTGGTGCTACTCCTGACGGTCAAACTCTCACCGCTAATACTAACCAGTATTACAGAAGAGTTAAGGTTATCAACCTCACCTGATTTACAGATCAATATTTCGACCCCCGCAAGGGGGTCTTTTTTATGTACCTAAATAAAGAAAAAACATAAAATTATGTCTTCACGATGGTACACTGAACAACCAGGAAATAGAAATTTCCTAACACCAGTTGGATTCAAAATGAATCTTGATATTTTTGCTGGTGTAGATTTCTTTTGTCAATCAGTAAATTTACCAGATATTAGTGTAGGTTATGCAGAAGCACCTACAAGATATAGAGGAATTGCTTTGCCTGCCTCGGGTGGTGTAAAATTTGGAGATCTTCGACTCAATTTTATGGTTGATGAAGATATGAAAAATTATATGACAATTTGGAATTGGATTAATAAAAGTAATCTTGCCGAGCAATTAGATACAGAATCTATTGAATATTCTAATGCACAATTACAAATTTTAAATAGTAATTTTACACCAAACATTATTGTAATTTTTGAAGATATTTTTCCTATAGATTTATCAGAATTAAGTTTTGATGTTGCTGATGGACAAATAGATTATCTTACAGCATCAGTATCTTTTAAATTTACTCGTTACACTTTTAATAATAAACATAATAAAAGGATTTAATTTATGAAGTTTGATGATTTGAAAACACTCTTTAATCATGTTAGATCAGAATGGCAAAACGATTCTCATATCGACTTCCAGTTTAAAAACAAACAATACTCAGCAGATCTTGCACAAATCTCATTAGACATTCCTTACCAACACAATAAATATTTAAACTTCTACAACGATTTCTCCACAGAAAAAACAGCACTGGAGTTTCAGTATCGTATGAAGTTAAAAGAAAAAAGAGAATATTATCAGGGAGAAGCAGACCCTGAAGTTTATAAAGAAAAACCTTTTGGGCAATCCATTAAAACATCCGAGAAGATGAAAGTATATTTGGAAGCGGATGAGGATTTGATTAATATCGAAATAAAAATAGAGTTTATTAATAAGGCGCTTTTCTTTTTGGATAATGTTCTTAAGATGATATCCAACAGAAGTTTTCAAATTAAAAACGCTATTGAGTGGGAGAAATTTATTAATGGTAGCACCTAATGTCAGAACTCGTAGTAGCAAAGAAGAATAACATCTTTCTTACAATCAAAACAGAACCTCACGTTCACTATGAGCTAGCAGATTATTTTACATTTGATATTCCTAACGCCAAGTTTATGCCTCAGTATAAAAATGGTATGTGGGATGGAAAAATTAGATTGTATTCACCAGGAACAGGTGAACTCTATTGTGGTTTGATTTCACACCTAAAAGAATGGAGTGAAATCAAAGGTTATTCACTTGCTTACCAAGCAAACAAATTCTATGGTGATGTAGAAGAAAAGAATGAACACATCTCACTAGAAGGTGTTAAAGGTTTCATGAGATCTATATGCCTTAATCATATACCGAGAGATTATCAAATTCAAGCAGTGTATGAAGCATTACTTAATAATCGTAAGTTACTTCTTTCTCCTACTGCATCAGGTAAATCATTAATGATTTATTCTATTGTGCGTTATTACCATACTTTTGAATACAAAAAGACAGGTCAAAAAACTTTAATTATAGTTCCTACCACATCTTTGGTAGAACAAATGTATAAAGATTTTAAAGATTATAGTTGGGATGTGGAGGAACACTGTCACAAAATTTACGGTGGTAAAGATAAAAATATAGAGAAAGCAGTTATTATTTCTACTTGGCAATCTATCTACAAGTTTCCTAAGCGTTGGTTTGATGACTTCTCTTGTGTGATTGGCGATGAAGCGCACTTATTTAAATCCAAATCACTCACTGGCATCATGACTAAGTTACATGAAGCTAAATATCGTTTTGGTTTTACTGGAACACTTGACGGTTCTGCTACGCA